ATGCCGTCCGCCCCTAAAAGTCGAGCCTACAAAGTCCTCTCCGCCGCCGTCACGGCCGGCGATGGCTGCCGGCTGCTGAGCCTGCACACCGAGCTCGGCCCGATCGTCTTCGCGGTCCCGGAGAGCATCGCAGCCGGCTTGTTCAAGCCGGAGGCTGGCCCTTCGCCCGAGGCGCAACGCCGCGCCGGCAAGCATGCCTGCTACCACCGCACGAGCCCCGAGCTGCGCGCGCGCATCCAGGCCGCCGTCGAACGCCACTCGCAAGGCGGCATCCGCCAGGCGGCGCTGGCCCGCGAACTCGGCATCTCGCCCGAGCAAATGTGGTACTACTGCCGCAAGGCGGCGAAGCGGCCGAGTGAAAGTGGACGGAAGCCCGTCACCAAACCGGGAGGGAAACTGCTGTGAGCACCCCAAAAGTTCCGGGTTCCGGGTTTCGGGTTCCGGGTTGTCGGATTTCAGCTTTTCAGCTTTTTAGCATTTCAGCATTTTGCTTGCTGCTCGCCGGCTGCGCGACTGGCACCGGTTCCAAATGGTATGCGCCCGCGACGTGGTTCAGCCACGCGCCCGCCGCCGCGGCCGATCGCGCCCGCGCCGCCGAGGGCAAAGCCGAGGTAAAAGTTGACGCCGTGCAGTTCAACGCGACGCACGCGGCGCACGTCGAATTTGCCAAGGCCGATTTTTCGATTCTCGCGGCGCCCGATTCCAAACCTGTCGCGCTCACGCGGCGTACCCTGGGCAATGGGCTCGATTTACTCGGCCAGGTCGATCCGCTTACCGCCGCGGAAAGCGCCGAGGCGCGCGCGATCGTCGCCGATCTGCTGAGCGATTCCGCCGCCCGCGTCGCCGCGGCCGAGCAGAAGCAGCAGGCCGCCGAAAGCGAACAGGCGAAGCTTTCGCGCGAGTTGACGCAGTCCCGCGCCGATCTCACCGCCGCCCAGGCCGCAAGTGATACCGCGCAGGCGAAACTTCGCGCCGCCTTCGACCGCGAGAACGCGCTGGCCAATCAACTCCGCAGCCAGGTCGCGCGCTTCTGGATTGCCATTGGCGTGGTCGTGCTTCTCGCGCTCTTCGCCCTCTATGTGCGCCTCCAGCTCGGCGGAGTGGGGGCCGCGCTGCACGCCGCCGGTGTGCCCGCCGCCGTGATGGGCGAGATCGACAAGAGCACCTCGGCCGTCGGCCAGTGGATGATGCGCACGGGCCGTATGGCCGCCGCCAAGGCCGAGGCCGTGCTGAAGGCGAAGCTGCCGCCGACTTCAACCTAAGCCCTAAACCTCAACTCGCTTCCCCGTGTTCCTGCCGCTCGCGCTCCAGCTCCCCGATGCCGCCTATCTGGTGGTTGGGTGCATCATCGTCGCCCTCATCGCTATCTTCGGGAGCAGCCGAATACTCGCGGAGCTGCGGGCGTTTCGGACCAATCTCGCCAACGAGCTGAAGCAGGAAATCGCGACGCAGAAGGAAGGGCAGTCGATCTCGGTGCATCCGAACCCCCTCCGCGTGCAGGAGGCTGATGAATTCATGACCGTCTCCCGCTGCCACGAGATGCATCAACGGCTCGAAGCCGCGCAAAGGGATCACGCGACGAATATCGACACGCAACTCGGCCGCGAGCGCGGCGCGCGCAAAGAGATTCACGAACAGATTTCCGATCTCACCTCGAAGATCACCGCTCTGCAGACCGAAACCAAAAGCCAGTCAGCCTGCATCGCCGACCTGAAGCAGCAGGGCATGGAGACGGCCGGGCGGATCGACGCGGTGCCGATGCGCACCATCCAGCTCTTGCGCGAGACGCAGCAACTCCACCACGCCACCAAATGAACCCGCTGCACCGCGATGGTCTGCTCGGCCTGGTGGCCGCCCGCGAATATGGGCTGCCGCTCGGCCAGCTGCTCACCGATCTGCGCACCGGCGCGCATCGCAGCCTGACGCAGCCGCAACTCGAAATCGCGCTGCGCGATCTGGCCGATGTGTCCTATGTCGTGGCCTTTGATTCCCCGCTCAGCGGCCGGCGCTGGCGCATCACGGCGCTCGGCAAATCTGCTCTCGCAGAGGAGGGCCTCGGATGAGTACGCCCGAAGTCAAACGCCTCTTCTGGCTGGCCGTGCTGGCGCTGATCATCGCCGCGGCGATATCCGCGCTGGCGATCTGGTGCGCGAGCCGGCCGCTCGTGAGCTTCCCGCTGCAACCGAAGAAAACGGCGGCGATCGGGCTTCCGCAACTTCAACTTAAACCTTCAACCTCAACTTTCCCTTCCGCCTTTTCCACGCCGGCAGTCGCAAACGGAGATTGCGCTTTTGCCTCCCTCGCAAGTGATCGTCCCGTAGTCCCTGGCCGGCGTGATCTTTTCCGCGCGGTTTGTAGTCCCGCGCTTGTCACAAACCCCTCGGGCGGTGCGATGGCGCCCGCCGCTTTTTCCGTCCGGGCGATCCGCACCGCGCCGGCGGTTTGTTCTCGGCGTAAGGTCGTCTCCGGCGACCTGCCGCCCGAGGGTGTAATTTTTGATATAACCCAAACGACGATGGCGGCGGCCTGGTTGTCGGATTTCCGCAGCGCGAGGATGGCCGTGAGCCTCGCGAGCCGGGAGGGCGCGCATGTATGAGCCGCAAACCTCGTTCCGATTCGAAGCTCGATGCGCTCTCCGAGGAGCAGCATGTAACGCTCGCGGAGTGGTTGACGATCGAGAACGTCAGCTACGCGGACGCGAAGGCGCGCGTACTCGATCAATTCGGCGTCTCCACTTCGGTGGCGGCCTTGCAATCGTTTTTCTCGCGCTTTGCAGCGCCCTGGAAATACGCGCGGGCGGCGGGCGAGGCGGACAGCTTTGCCGACCTGATGGAGGGGAAATTCGATGCGGCCACGATCAAGAAAGCGAAGCAGCTGGCCTTCGATGCAATGAGCGGCCCGCGGCCGGATCTGAAAGCCGCGAAGGCGTTGCTGAAGATCGTGGGCGACTCAGCCAAGCTCTCGCTCGCCCAGGAGAAGCTCTCGCTCGATGCCCGCAAGGTGAAGATCCTCGAAGCGAAGGCCGCCCAGGCCGACGCAGCGAAGGCCGTGACGTCGGACGAATCGCTGACGCCCGAGCAACAGCTCCTGCGTTACCGGCAGATTTTCGGCGGCTGACCACGATGGCCCAACGAAAAACAGCCGCTGTCGTCTCGCCGCGCGAGATCTTGCTGCCTTACCAGCGCACCTGGAGCGACGATCTCGCGCGCTTCAAGGCCGGCCTCTGGTCGCGGCAGACCGGCAAGGACTTCTCCTCGGCCGAGGAGATCGTGCGCGACAGTCTGCAGCGCGCCAAAAACACCTGGCTAATCGCCGCTCCCTCCGAGCGCCAGTCGCTGGAATCGCTCGCGAAGGTCAAGGAGTGGAGCGAAGCCTACAAGCTCGCGATCGTCGATGCCCGCATCGTCAACGAAACGAACAATCCCGAGGCGCTTCTCAAATCGAGCGAGATCGTTTATGCGAACGGATCGCGCGTGGTCGCCGTCCCTGGCCGGCCCGATACCGTGCGCGGTTTCTCCGCCAACGCGCTGCTGACCGAGTTCGCCTTCTTCGAAGATGACGACGCCACCTGGCGCGCGATCCTGCCCTCGATCACCAATCCGCTGCGCGGCGGCGAAAAGAAGATCCGCGTCATCTCCACGCCCAACGGGAAGTCGGGCCGGTTCTTCAAGATCATTGACGAGAACCTGCTCAATTCTGTCGCCGGCCGTCGCATGGTCTGGAGCTGCCACAAGGTCACAATCCACGACGCGGTGCGCATGGGCCTGCCGGTGGACATCGAACAGATCCGCGAAGGCATGGACGATGCCGAGGGTTTCGCGCAGGAGTTCGAGTGCGAGTTTCTGGATAGCAGCAATGTCCTCCTGCCTTACGACATCATCGCCCTGGCCGAATCGCTCGATGCCAGCGAAGGCTGCGCTCCGGAGTTCTTCGCCGCGCGCGGCGGCAACCCGGTCGTGTGTGGCATCGACTTCGGACGTACCAACGATCCCACGATCTGCTGGACGATGGAACGCGTCGGCGATGTGTGGATCGCCCGCGAGGTGCTTGTGCTCAAAGGCATGTCTTCACCCAGCCAACAGACTATTCTTTCGACCCGCATCCGTCGCGCGCAGCGCGTGTGTTTCGACTATACCGGCCCCGGCATCGGCCTGGGCGATTACCTCGTCAAGGAGCATGGCGAATACGATCCGGACAAACACAGCTTCGGCAAGATCGAGCTCTGCACGTTCACGGTCGGCTTCAAGCGCGAGATATTTCCGAAGCTGCGCCGCGCCTTCGAGGCGCCAGTGAAGCTGCGCATCCCGGTCTCGAAGGCCATCCGCGAGGATCTGCATGAGATGCGGCAGATCGTCAAAAACGGCGAATACACCTATGCTGCGCCCCGCACGGCCGAGGGCCATAGCGACCGCTGCACGGCCCTTGCCCTGGCGTTGCGCGCGGCGGGCGAGGGCGGCTCGGGCTTCTTCGTGCCGGAGATGCCCCGCAATCTCAGAACGCGCCTGGCGGCGCGCCGCGATCGGAGCGTGCTCTCATGAAAAAGCCGGTCCAAAAACGCCCGGCGCGAATCGCCAACATCAGCAGCCAGGCCGGCGGCGTACTGCCCATCAATCCCGAGGCCGATACTGCGGGCGATGCCCATGCCGGCAAAGACGTGGTGGGTGGCATATCGCTCACCAAACGCATCGCCGCGATCTCCCGCTGGCGCGACAACTACAATCCCCTGCGTCAGCTCACGCTGCAGCGCGCGGTCAGCCTGCTGGAGAACTTCACGCGAGGCTGGATGGCCGATCTCCAGTGGACCTATTTCTACATCGAGCAGACCGACGGCGATCTCTTTGCGCTGTGCGAGCGGCGTACCAGCCGGCTGCTCGAAATGGATTGCGTGGCCGTGCCGCAGAAAGAGGCCGACAAGACGCTCGCCGCCGAGCAGGCCGCGATGATCGACGAGAAGGTCGGCGCGATCGACAATCTTTACGACGGTATCGAGCACCTCGCGATGGCTTCCTTCCGCGGCTTTGCCCACCTGGAAAAATGGCATGGCGACAATGGCGAGATCAATCACCTGGAGGTTGTCGACCAGTGGAGCGTCGTACGCGATGGGCTGCGCGGCGGCTGGCGCTACAACCCGCGCGCCTGGCAGACGGCCTATTGGGGCCTGGGCGAGGAGATGGAAATGGCGCCGGAGAATTTCATCATCCGCGAAGTTCGCCGGCATATCAATCGCATCGGGCTGCTCAAGTTCATTTCGGCGAATCTGGCGCAAAAGGATTGGGATGCCTTCCTCGAAATCTACGGCATCCCGAGCGGCGTCGTGATCGGGCCGCCCAACGTCTCCAACGAAATCAAATCCGAGTTCGAGGCCGCGGCGCACGATGTGGCCGAGGGCGGTGGCGGCTTCCTTCCTCACGGCTCGATTTACGAGAAAAACGATATGCCGCGTGGCGGCGCGCCCTTCAAGGAGCGCCTGGATTGGCTCACGGAAAAGCTGATCCTCGTCGGCACCGGCGGCTTGCTGACGATGGTCGCGCGTTCCGGCAGCGGCACGCTGGCCGGCGGCGCCCATGCCGACGTCTTCGAGCAGATCGCTAAATCCGAAGCCCGCAAGATTTCGGATATTTTCAACCGCTCGCTCGTCGCGGGCTGGCTTGCGGCGGAATATCCCGGCAAGCCGGTCGCTGCTCGTTTGGCCCTTGCCGCCAACGAAGAGACCAAGGTGGGCGAGGTCGTCGCGCACATCAAGGATCTCTACGCGGCCGGGCTCCAGGTCGACGAGGCGGATGCGAGCGAGCGCACCGGCTACAAGCTCACGCGCATCGCCAAGCCCGCGGCGGGAGCCAGTGGCGGCTTCGGCGCCGGCGAGGGTGGTGTCGACGGCGGCAATTCCGACCCGAACACCGGCGACCCGGCCTCGATCGAAAACCGGCGTGCGATTCTCAATGCCTCCCATCCGGCGGTCGACGCCGGCGCGGCGGTTTTTGCCGCCCATGCCCGCCGCAAGCTCAACCAGGCGCAGGCCGAGGCGGTGCAGCCGGTGCTCGACCGCCTGGCGGCGATCAAGGAGCTGCCGGCCGACCAGTTCGCCGCCGCCCTGCAAGCCTTCCGCACGGATCTGCCCCGCCTCTTCGCCGAGGCCCGGCTGCACAGTCCCGACATCGCCACCGTTTGGGAACAGGTGCTCGGCACCGCCCTGGTCGACGGCCTGGCCGAAATGCCGGCCCAGGAGGCCAAAAAATGAAACCCGTCACAGAGGCCCTAGATTTGCCCCAGGTGCGTTTGGCCGACCCAAGACACGGACCCGAGTCTGTGCAAGGCATGCAAGGGGGTATGCAAGGCCCTAGCAGACGTTATACGGCCCCATCGTTCCCGGTTTTTGGCCCCTAGTCCCTCAATCCCTCATTCCCTCGCTCTTTTTTCCCCTTTCCTTCCGATGAATCCCCGAATTCTCAACCGTGCCGGAAAACTGCCCGACGATGGCTTCTACCAGATCGAGGCCCTGGGCGAGCATATCAATCATGCCGCCCGCGTTGTCCAGGTGATCGACGCCCAGGCTGTCGAGTCGATCGTCAACCGCTTTGCCGCCGAGGCCGCGAAGGCGGGCGACGACTTCCCCGGCCTGCCGCTCGATAAGGACCACTTGAGCCAGTCGCTGGAAAACTCCACCGAAGCGCTGGGCTGGGCGATGCAGCTGCGCAACCGCGCCGGCGTGCCCGAGGCGAAGATCGGCTGGACTGGCCTCGGCCTCCCCCTGGTCGAGGCCAAGGAAGGGCAGCCGCCCGCCTACAAGTTTTTCTCGACTGAGTACGAGCCGGCCGAGTGCGAGCAGATCGGCACGCGGAAGATCGGCAACCGCGATTACAAGATCGTCCGCCCGCTGCGCCTGGCCGGCCTCTCGCTGACCAACGATCCGAACAACAAAGGCCAGCGCCCCATTTCCAACCGCCAAGGCAATTCTGCCGACGCGGGCAACCACCAACCCGATACACCCATGAAGTCCGCCCTCAAGGAACTGGGTCTCGCGGAGGACGCGCCCGAAGCGTCGGCCGTCGCCGAGATTCAGAAGATCAAGAACCGCGTCACCTCGGCCGATACCGAGATCGTCGCGTTGAAGAATGAGCGCGACGAGCTGCTCGCCGCCCAGGTCGATAGCGATCTCGAAAAGTACAAGAACCGGTTCAAGCCGGAAAATCGCGACAAGGTCAAAGCGCAGCTCGTCAAGAACCGCGCCGGCGCGATCGAGCTCCTCGAAATGACCGAGCCGGCCGCCGCCGTCGCCACGGCCGCGAGCATCACCAATCGCGCCGCCGCGCTCACGCCGGCCGACAAGCAAGCGAGGCAGGAAGATCCGGACGGCAAGCTTGCCGCCCGCATCTCCAATCGTGCGCTGGAAATCCAGAAGCAGAAAAGCGTCCGCGGCCGAGCGTATCCCTACCAGACGGCGTTCAACGACGCCAAGGCCGAGCTCAGCAGCTGATCGGCCCAATCATCGCCCAGTCACCGTTCTCGAAAATTTAATCCGTCACCTCCCATGTTTTACACCCAGTCCAATACCAAGGCCGGCCATCGGCCCTTTGTCGGCGCTGCCGGTCTCGTCAACAACGAAGGCAAGCTCCTCGTCCTCTCCTCCAATTCCGGCGTGCCCACCGTCGCCCTGCCGACGGCCACGACCGACATCCCGCAGTTCGTGCTCGTCGACGACGGCGCCACCCAGACCTCGGCCTCCAATCTCGCCGGTCAGCAGGTCCAGGCGCAGCCGCTCTCCGCGGGCGAGAACGTTCACATCCGCGCCTATAATGCCGGCGCCGCCGGCGTGAAGCTCGTCATGGCTGACCCGACCGCCAACGCCGGCGCCCAGGCCGGCATGGTCAAGGCGATCGGCACCGTGGCCGGTGTCTTCGTGCAGATCGGCGTCGCCGAGGAAGACTTCGTCGACGGGCAGCTCGTGCTCGTGCGGCCGGCCCTCCAGCTCGTTCGCGTGAAGAGCGCGGACTCGCTCACGGCCCTCACGTTCACCTCGGTCGGTGCCACCGGCGCCGAAGTCGGCGCGCTCCGCGACGCCGTCAAGGCCCTGCTCGAAACGCAGGCCATCATGGTCTGAGCGCCTCGCGCCCGGCCATCCTCCCTCCCTCATCCCTCAATCCCTCATCTCCCTAAGCCATGTCACTTCTCGGCAATATCACCGCGAGCCCCATGCTCCGGAACTTCGCCCAGGGCGCCGCGCAGAGCGCCATCCGTCCGATCGCGGGCTTCCTGGCCCCGACCGTTCCCGTGCCGACCCTCATCGGCCGTTACAAGGAATACACCAACAAAAACCGCTTCAAGGTGCCGGATACCCGGCGCGCTCCGGGCGGCAAGGCCGTACGCATCGGTTTCACCGCCGACGACAAGACCTATGACTGCTCGCCCCACGCGATCGACTTCCCGATCGACAACCTGGAAAAGCTGGAGGAAGCGCAGTTGCTCTCGATCAGCCAATACGGCGCCACCCTCATCGCCGATGTCGCCACGCTCGATCACGAGCTGCAGGTCGTGAACACCGCACTCGCCGCCCTCGGCGGCGGCACGGGTGTCGATTTCACCAGCAGCGCGGTGGACCCGGTCGCGGTGCTCGATGGCTACATCCGCACCGTGATCCTCGCCGCCAAAAACGGCGCCCCGGTCAAGATCCTGCTCGGCGCCGGCGCCTGGCTCGACATCAAGAGCAACGCGAACTTCCTCAAGCGCTACATTGTCGGCACCGGTCGTGGCACCGGCAATGTGGTCGGCCTGGCCAGCCCGACGCTGGAAGCGCTCTCCAGCCTGCTCTTCACCGAGCCCGAATGCCAGATGTCCATGCTCGTGCAGGACACGGCGGCGGAAGGCGTCGCCGAGAACATCACGTTTGTCCTCGACAAGAAGATCATCGTCTTCGCCTCACAGGACAACCCCACCACGCTCGATCCGTCGTTCATGAAGACGTTCCGGCTCGACGGTCAGTGGATGGTTCCCGGCAGTTACGTGCCGGAAGATCAACGCGGCGAAGTCCTCAAGATGGACTGGTCGCAAGACGTGCGGGTGACCAACACCACGGCCGCCGCGCTCATCATCGACCAGGTGGCGCAGCACTAACCGAAGGCAGGTGATTTCTTCGAGCCCCGACGCCCAGCGCGCGGGCGGGGCTTTTTAGAACTCATGAGCAACTGGCGCCCTATCGTCCTCAGCGATCTCACTGCCGCGAGCGTTTCCGGCAAGGTGACGATCATTCGCAATGCCGCCAGCGGGCGCAGCCTGCCCGATCCGGCTCCGGCGGCGATTGCGGCCGTGACGCAGGAGTTGCGGGGCGCGATCGGTTTCTCGGGCAAATATATCGTCGACCAGGACACGACCGCGCTGCCCAACGCGGTCCTCGATCTGGCGATCAAGAAGATCGTCCGCGAGATGGTGCGCTCGGTGAACCTACCGCTCACGGCCGACGAGCAGGCCGATGAACGCACCTATGAGTCGCGCCTCGACAAGATCCGCCAGGGCCTCTGGCCAATCGATCCCGCTGACAATCCCGTTTTGATCCCACAGATCCAGGGCTCGGTCGTCACGCCCGCGATCCGCCGCCGTCCGCGGCAATTCACGCGCCGCAACCAGGACGGAATCTGAGCATGTTTAACACCATCCAACTTCCAGCGGCCAGCGGCCAGCGGCCAGCGGCCAAACTCTCCCATGAAGCGCGCTGGCTCAAAATCGCGCCTGGTGCAACATCTCCTGCCGCATATCGCGCAGGTGTCGCATCGCTGCTACGTCGAGCCGTTCTGCGGCACATGCTCTGTGTTGCTGGCCAAGCCGCGCAGCGAAGTGGAAGTCGTCAACGATACCGACGGCTGCCTGGTCAATGCCCTTCGCCAGATCCAGCATCATCCCGACGAGCTCTTGCGGCAGTTGACAGCGGTCGCGAACTCCCGCGAGGAATTTCTCTTGCGCAAGGCGCAGCCCGGCTGGACGGAAATTCAAAGGGCCGCGAGTTACCTTTATCTCAACAACCTTTCATTCGGCGGCGAGAACAAGAGCTATGGCGTTGTCCGCAGCAGCGGAGGCGGAGCTTCCACTCCCTCGTCTCGCATCGTTCGGCAGACGGCCGCGCTGCATGCCCGGCTGGAGCGCGTGAACGTCGAGCGCCTCGATTGGGAGCGCTGCGTCGCGCTTTACGATTCTCCAGACACCCTGTTCTTCTGCGATCCGCCTTATATCGGCTGCAAGGTCAATTCCTATGCCGCCTGGACCGCCCCGCAGGTTCAGCGCCTGCACGACGTTCTCTTCGCGATCAAGGGCCAGTGGATCGTGACTCTCAACGAGAGCGCCGAAGTGCGCGGCATTTTTGCCGGCTGCCGGTTCACGCCGATCCTGCGCCAATGTCAGATCAACAAGAAGTGCGGGCACGGGAAACCGTATCCTGAAGTCATCATCACGCCCGCCGCCTGACCGCCGCATTCTGCATTCTTCATTCTCCATTCTTAATTTTCCGCCCGTGCTCCTCACCTCTCCCGAACCCTTCCCCGCCGCGGTGGCCCGCCTGGAGTCCAAGACTCCGGTCGCGGCCGACCTGTCATCGGCGCAGTGGTCGGAACTGGCGATCGGCCTGCGGGAGCGCGCCTTCTTCTCCGCGCGCGTCGACGAGCTGCGCACCCTCACCGCCCTGCAGTCGCGCATCGACGACGCCCTCACGCTCACCCGCCGCGACGACGGCGCGTTCATGGATCGCTCCAAATTCATCGCCGATATGCGCGTCGAGCTCGGCGCCGCTCCCGGCGATTCCGGCGAGCTGACCGACATCACCAGCGCCAAGCGACTCGGCCTCATCTACGATTTCAACACCGAGGACGCCATGGAGTATGGCCGCTGGCTCGCGCGGCAAGACCCCGACATCCGCGATGCCTTCCCTTGCAGCGAACTTGTACGCGTCGAGCACCGCGAAGTGCCGCGCGGCTACCGCAAGGCCAAAGGCGGCCGCCTGGTCGAAGTGCCCGAGGAAAGCTGGCCGGCCCGCTGGGCAGCCGCGGGCGGCCTCTTCTTCGAGGGCCGCATGATCGCGCGGAAGGGAGATCCGATCTGGATCAAGATTTCCCGCTTTGGCCGCCCTTGGCCGCCCTTCGACTTCATGAGCGGCATGGGTCTCGAAGACGTGGCGCGCGATGAAGCCGAAGAGCTCGGCGCTATCTCGCCCAACGAGGCCGCCCCCGCGCCTGAGCACATGGACTTCAATCACAACCTGCAGGCCAGCGTACCCGACGCCTCGCCGGCACTGCTCGAAGCATTCCAGAAACTTTTCGGCACGACTGCCGACGTCTCGGCCGAAGGCAAGATCACCTGGGTGGGCGGTGCCAACGCGCTCGGTAAACTCGGCCTCGATCTGCCGAGTTGGGAGATCCCTGGCCAATGAGCGTCACCGTCACCATCTCCCGCAACGACGCCAGCCGCGACGTGGCGCTCGTGCACGATGCGCTCAAATCTCCCGAGCAGCGCAAAGCCCTGATGAAGGTCCTCGGCACGCGCGCCGAGGGTGAGCTGCGCAAATGGTTTTTCCAGCTCGATCACGAGAGCCCGAACAAGCAGGGCTGGCCGCGCCAGCACTTCTGGGCGCGCATCGGCAAGCGCACCGCTTTCGACCCATCGAAGACCACGCCGGACGCTGCTACGATCGTCGTCTCCGATCCCGCCCTGGCCGCCAAAGTTTACGGCGCCACGATCAAGCCCACTCAAGGCCGCAAAGCGCTCGCCATCCCGCTCGTGGCCGCGGCGTATGGCGTGCAGCCACGCTCGGGTATCATCCCCGGCCTGTTCGTCTTCCGCCGCAAAGACGGCAACGGAGCGTTCCTTGTCGCCCGCGACCAAAAGGGCGGCCCGCTTACGTTCTACTATCGGCTCCTCTCGCAGGTCACCGTGCCCAAGGACCCGCTGGCCCTGCCGCCCCCCGCGCTCCTCGGCCCTGCCCTCGCAGGCACCGCGCAAGCCTTCTTTCGCCGCCACAGCCCAGGAGGCATTGCCTGATGAGCGCCGCCAATCCCATCCTCACGCTGCAGCAGCGCCTCGTCGATCTCCTCGCGGCCAACGCCTATTTCACGGGGCTCGATACCACGAGGCAGCTGCTCACCGAGAAGATCGCGGACCTCGAATATCAAATCGAGAACAGTCTGCTGCCGCTTGGCTTCGGGGTTATCGTGACCACCGCGACCGGCAAATCGGTCGAGAACGATTACGCCGCGCTATTGAGCGACGAGGACCTCAACGTCTGCATCACGCACAATCCCACGACCGACTTGACGCACAACGCCCTCGACGCCCTCTGGGCCGCCATCGAGGCGATCAACGGCAAGACGGTGCTGGCCACGCCGCCGGCGGTGCTGACCGAGCGCGACTATTTCCGCGTGACCGGCCACCAGCGCCGCCACGACGGCCCGCCCGGCTGCCACGTGCACGAGCTCTACGTTCTGGCCGGCCTCCGGCTGCTCTGATCCGCCCACCGCTTCGCTCCCTTTCACCCAGTCCAATCCTCAACCACCATCGCCATGATTCTAAGTCGTAAAGTTATTGGTTCTCAAACCAAGTTCTTCCGCGAAGGCGCCGCCTTCACGCTCACCGCTCCGGGAGGCACCGTCAGTCGCACCGCCAAGCCCGACATCACCGACCCGGCCTGGCTCGACGTGGGGCCGATCAAGTGGACCGAAAAGCCCACGGGAAAATCCGAGGAATACGCGGTTGCCGCGCCCGGCAAATATGTCGCCGAGGATGAGATCGAGCTCTCGGTCGGTCTGAAGCTCACCGGCAAGCTGGAGAAACAGTCGAACTTCGCCTACGAGCTCACCCGCGCTGCCCAGGCCGCGGCCGCGATCCCCGCTTCGCCCACCGCCATGGGCCAGTACAATCCGCTCGCCGGCTCCGCGAAGACCAACGGCTGGCTCCACATCCAGGGCTACGACCAAAACAACACGCTGATCGACACGGTCGAGGTGTACGTGTCGCTGAAAGTCAGCGGCGACACCAACCGCGACGACAAGGCATCCGAGACGCCCGTCGAGGCCACGGTGCTCTTCTCGACGCTCAACAGCGGCACTGGCACCTGAGCCGATCCCGGTTTCGGGTTTCGGGGTTTTGGATTTCGCGTTGTCGATCTCCAGGCCCCGAGCCCGGAGCCCGAAACGCAAAACACAGAATCCTTAATCTCTCCCCGCTATGAGCCAATGGGATTACACGGCCACCGCGCCTGGTCACACCACGCCAACGGCGGCCACGGCCACCGCGCCTGGTCATGCCACGCCAACCGCGGCCACGGCCACCGCGCCCGGCCACACTACGCCGACGGCGGCTACGGCCGCGGCTCCGAGCCATGCTGATCCGACGGCGGCGACCGCCGTGGCGCCTGGGGTACTCGACCCCCAAACCGGGCTGGTAAATGTCGTCATCACTCCAATCACCGATGCAGCCGCGCTCCAGCTCGGCCTGCTCGGTTCTGTCACCGCACCATGATTTCCAAGCTAAATTCATCGATCCCCTGCCTGACGCTATCGGGCGGGGTCTTGAAGATCCTCTCCGGCACGCGCGCGGCGGTGGGTAATCTTCTGGTCAAGTTCACGGCCGACAAAGCCGTCGAGATGCCCGCGCTCGTGGTCGGCACCGATTACGCGGTGTATGCGACCTTTGACGGCCGCATCATCGCCTCGGCCAACTTTTCGGCTCCGGCCGGATACACGACCGCAAACAGCCTCCAGGTCGGCGGCTTTCACTACGCCCCCGGCGGCCCCGCCGCGGCGCAGGCCGGCGGCGACTCCACGCCGCAGATCTTCGTCCCGTCGATCTGGGACATCAAGTTTCGCCCGGCCTGCAGCGACCCGCGCGCCAAGGCGTTCTGTCCCGGCGTCGGCTGGGTGTGTCTCTATCCGCTCAATACCACGCCGCATTTGCTCGGCGCTTCGGCCTATGGCGCGCAGATCGCCGACGGCGCCTCGCTGCCGATCATCCCCGCCTCGCGCGGCGGCGATGGCTCGGCCGCTTACCCGGACTTCTCGCGCTTCATCGCCGAGGAGCTCCTGGGCGTGCATGGACTCTCGCTGCTCACGCCGGCGCAGCGATCGCTCGCCGCCTATGGCGTCACGGAAGGCACGGACCTCGGCTACGATCCAGTGACGACCGGCCTCGATGCTCCGAGGACCTCGCGCTTCATGTTCCAGGCCGCGGGGAATATGTGGGAATGGCTCGCCGGAGAAGTCTCCGATCCAACGACCACCGCCTACGCCTGGCAGGCCACTCCGCAGACGCGCGGCCAGGTCTATCATCAGGCCCTGCATGCTCCTCTCGGCGGTGGCGTTTGGGACTCCGGCGCCGACTGCGGTTCGCGTTGCTCGTACTGGAGCGTCTCGCCGTGGAGCTCCTACTCCGTCTTCGGCGCCCGCGGCCGCTGTGACCACCTGCAACTTGTATGAGCTGCGCGGAAGCGCAGCCGGCGCACGATGACACACCTCGTATCAACCCCGACCCTGCTAGCTCCATGCAGCATGCCTGCATGGAGCAGCTCGCCATCGTCGAAAAATACGAGCGCTTCGTCGACTACGTCTATCCGCTGCTCCGCGGAGTGCCGCGGGCGGACTACGTGCTGCGCGACCACGCCACGCGCGCGATCCTCGGGCAGGTGCAGCTTTTTATCGAGGCGGGCAAATCCGGCCAGGTCTCGCGGCTCTATGCCGCTGACGCCGGACTCGCCCACCTCCGTTTCGTTTTGCGGTTCTGCGCCGCGCCTTGTCGCAAGTTTATCTCGCAGCAACAACACCGGACCGCGGCGATTCTCCTCGCCGAGGTTGGCGCGATGCTCGGGGCTTGGGTCAAGCGCGCGCAGGTCGCGAAGAGAGAGCGCGGATAGCGGTGGCAATTGGGACAACGGCGCCAACTGCGGTTCGCGTTGCTCGAACTGGAACAACTCGCCGTGGAACTCCAACTCCAACATCGGCGCCCGCGGCCGCTGTGACGATCCGACAAGTCTTTTCCAACTCCGAACGCTCACGGGCTCCGGATACGACTACCAAGGTGGTCAGCCGGGCTCTCTCGCTTCGGCAAATACACTCCTGGGTGAGGGCGCGGCGAGTAGCCTGCGCGAAACCCGTCAGCCCTCCATTTTCTTCCTCCTCGTGGGTCATCGTTATAAAAACCTCTTCCCGGCCATCGTGGCCGATGCCAATCTTCGCGAAGCCTATCGCCTCACCGCGCTCGGCAAGCGGCAGACGCTCGGCTATCTCGCCTACAAGGAGGAATCCGAGGTGCGCCTCGCGGATCTGCGCACGGCCCTGCTCGCCGGCACGTATCGCCCGGCGGCGCCACACGAGTTCTGGGTTTACGAGCCGAAGGCCCGGCGCATCTCGGCGCTGCCCTTCGCCGATCGCGTCGTGCAGCACGCGCTCTATCGTGTCATCGGGCCGATCTTCGACCGCGTACTGATGGGCCGCTGCTACGCCTGCCGGGTCGGCCTGGGCACGCACCATGGCGTCGTCGCCGTGCAGGCCGAGCTGCGCCGGCTCGTGCGCGAGCACGGACCGGAGCAGGTCTATTTCCTGAAGACCGATTTCAAGCAGTATTTCGCGAGCATCGACCGCGCGATCCTCTGGCACGAGATCGAGCGCAAGATCGCTTGCCCGCGCACGCTCGCCCTGATCGAGCGCTTCACCCCGCGCACCGGCGCCGGGCTGCCCATCGGCAACCTCACCTCGCAACTTTGGGCCAATGTCTACGGGCATATTTTCGACCGCTGGCTGGTGGGCCAGGGCGCGCTGCGCTGGCACCGATACATGGATGACGTCGTCGTGCTTGGCACCGACTGGCGCGAACTCGCCGCGCTGCTGAAGCGCGCCGAGGCGTTCGCCCGCGAGGCGATGGGCCTGCGGCTCTCGCACTGGATGGTCGCGCATCACACGCGCGGCATCAACTTTCTCGGTTATCGGATTTTCGCGCGGCACAAGCTACTGCGGCCAGCGAGCGTCCGCCGGGCGCGCCGGAAACTGCGGCACTTCACGCGCCAGGACGATCCTGTCGGCCGCGCCCGCTTTCTCTCCGCTTGGCTCGGCCACGCCGGCTGGGCCGATAGCCGCAACCTGCAGTGCAGCCTCGGACTTGTTTCCCTTGCTCCGGCGTAGCCCCGCGAAGCCGGACCTTTCATCCTCACTTTCACTTTACCATGCAAACGATCAACACTCGCCAAGATCTCGACGCCCTCGCCGGCACGCCCGAGCATGCGGCATTTATCGCCGGCCTCAAAGGCTCGCTGACCCGCACCCAGGATACCCAGAGCTACCCGGAGAATTATGACCGGGCACTCAAGCCGGGCGATGAAGGCTACCTCGCGCCGGTCTTCACCGCCGTGCCCGACGATACCGCCGCCGCGCGCTTCGGCTATACCCGCGAGGAGCTGGAGGCGCTGTGAAAATGCGGCGTGCCATTTTCTGGTCAGGGGTCGCACTATTCGCCGTAGCGCTGGCGGCACTATCGCCGCTCGCCCTGGTCACCGGCTGCTCGCGTCAGAGCGGCGAGCCGGCGATCTTCACCGGCAAAGTTTACTCGGCTGAGCAGGTGCGCACGGCTTGCGGCTGGGCCTACATCGGCAAGACGCAGTACGCCGAGGTCAATCGCGACTGGTTGCCGTGGTATTACGCGCAGTTCCGCGCGGAGATCGCCGCCGGCGCCTATGGCGTGGTGAAGTGGGAGCCGAATGCATGCTGCACGTTCTTTGCCTCGCGCTTCGCGAGCGGCGCGCAGTTGCATTACTTCGCCCAGAATTGGAACACAGGTCTGGCGGCCAACGGCATTGCCGTGGGCAAACGCTGGTACACGCCGGCCGGCGGCAAGGTCGGCCATGCGATCGTGCAAGCCGTCACGCAGCGCGGCTTGGAATTCTTCGAGCCGCAGACGGGACAGTTTGTGACGCTCACCGACGCCGAAAAAGCAGCAACACAGCTCTCAGAATTCGACTAAATGAAAATCAAATACGCCAACGGCCAGGTCGAGTCCCTCGACTTCGCCCCGCTCTCGATCACCGAGCGCTATACGTTCACTGATCATCTCGTCGAGGGTCGCACCCCGGAACTCGTGGCCCTCTGCGCGCGCCGCAATATCGAGTGGATCAACTCGCTCGACCAAGATTGCTTCCTTGAGCTCGCTAAGGAGTTCATCCGCGGAAATTTTCAGATGGCGATGAAGATCGCGCAGGCCGATCCCATCGCCGCTCTGAAAGTGGGACCGCTGCTCTTCAAGATGGGCCAAGTGTTAAGCTTGCTACCTTCGACGAGCTCTGCGCCTACGCCCTCGACCGCGAGCGCGGCTGGCGACGCCTCGCCGAGCGCGCCGCCGCCCGCGGCCTCTGCGCCGGCGACTATGCTCGCTGCTGTCGGCTGACACCCGCGCGCCTGCGCGCTCTGCTTGCCGAAGTCGAGCGCGTGCGCGCCCAACGCCGCCTCGATCTCATGCAAGCCTTCAACCTCGCCTACGCCGCCGCCAAGGGGGAGTCCAGCGGCTATAGCGAACTCGCCGAGCAGCTGGTGAAGCAGATGGCGGAAGAACGCGAGACGTAGGAAGAACGCGAGACGCTGAAATCTCCCGATAATCACGCATCACGAATCACGCATCATGCCCTCTTTCCTAGAGCTCATCATCACCGCCGTCGGCACCGAGACCGCCGCCGCCTCCGTCGGCAAGGTCAACGGCGCCCTGGGCGACATGGTGGGCGAGCTCGGCCGCGTGGCCGTCGCCGCCCTCTCGGTTCAGACGGCCTATCAGGGCGTGTCCAGCGCGATTGGCGAGGCGGCTGAGTTCGAGCATCTCTCGATGCGCACCGGCGAAAGCGTGCGCGAGCTCGTGGTACTTGATCAGGCGTTCCGCAACGCGCACCTCGGCGCCGAGATGATCGGCATGTCGGCCAACATGCTGCAGCGCTCGCTCGGTGGGCTCAACGACATGGGCGGCAAGACCGACGGCGCCTTCAAGCGCATCGGCACTTCCATCGCGGAACTGAAGCCGCTCACTTATGCGCAGCAACTCGAAGTGCTCTCCAAAGGCTTCGCCAACCTGAGCAACCAGGCCGACAAAGTCGCCGTGGCGCGCCAGCTCTTCGGCCGCGGCGGCGGCTCGATGCTGCAGCTCCTGGGCGATCCCGAGGCGCTTGAGCTTGCCAAGCAGCAGACCGGCGACCTTGCCACGCGCGTCGACCAGAACGCCCGCGCGGCGGAGAACCTCGAAAAGCAGTGGAACGGTGTCACCGCGCAGATCCGCACCATGTGGCAGGCCGCGGCCACACAGCTGCTGCCCACCCTGCAGAGCGTCGCGAGCGTCATGGGCGGCATCGGCGGCGCCGGCAGCCTCGGCGCGGGCCTGGCCGGCATGGCGCCAAGTCTCCTCGGCGCGGGTCTGGCTGCAGGCATCATCCCCAAGCTCGACAACGCCGTGCTGGATTGGGCTACGCGCACCGGCAATCCGGCCGGCCAGGCGTTCGCGGGCAAATTCATTGCGCCGATCACTGGCGCGATGTCCTCGATGCTCCTGCCCGCGCTCGCGGCCGTGATCGCCGGCGGCATCGTCGCCGGCATCCTCAACGCGATGGCCGATGCCAACGTGCAGGCGACGTTGCGCGACCTGCATGTCGTCGGCGATGCCATGAAAGGCGCCCGTGATCGTGCCGGCAAATCGGGCAGTCCGGAAGAGATCGCCGCCGCCCGCGCCGCCACGCAGGCGGAGATGACCAAGCTCCTGCTCGAACAAAGCGTCCTCGAAAAGCGAAAAACCGCCGCCGAGGCCGAAGCCAAAGCCGCCGCGGGACTGACGACGACCTATGGCGTGGGCATGTCCGTTTCGTTCCGGCCAAAAGCCTTTTCCGATGCCGACGCCAAGCGCTTGCAGGACGTCAAGGAAATCATCGGCGAGCAGAAGCTGCTCATGCGGGATCTCGGCGACCCCGCGAAGGCCGCGAAGATCGTCAGCGACGCCCAGCTCGCCAAGCTCAAGGACACTCTGTCGCCGCTGGTCGGGCAACTCCCGGAGATGCAAAAAAAACACGAGCAGCTCCTCGTGGCGGCCGGCGATCCCGATGCCGAACTGAAGCATCTGCGGGCTGAGCTCGCGGCCAAACAGGCCGAGCTTGCCAAGCCCTTGCCGGGCGGCCTCAGCGACGACGAGATAGCCGCTCACACTCTCCAGCTCGAAAACCAGATCCTCGAACTGAAGAAAGACGAGCATGAGGTCACGCAGAAGATCGCCGCCGCGGCCAAACACGCCGAACAGGAGCAGATCCATCGGGAGGCCTTCGAGCTTGAGACGCAGGCCGCCCGCGCGGCTGCTGCCGGCAATTCCGACCTGGCCAATCAGCTGAAAGAACAGGCCAAGGTCAAACAGGCCATGGGCACGTATGACGGCATCGACCTGAATCTCGCCAAGCAACGCATTGATGCCGAGCACATGGTGTGGGAGCAGCAGGAAGCGCAGAGAAAGGCTCACGAACAAACGGCCGCCCAGCGCACCGCGCTCGAAAACCAGATGACGGCGATCCGCGAAAACATCGCGAACCTCGAAGCCGACTACACCCGCACCGATGCCGAGAAATGGACCGAGCGCAAGGCCGCCATCGCCCAGGAAATCGCCACGCTGCAGGCCGCGATCGCGGCCGACCAACTTGCCGCGCAGGCCGCCCACGCCGCCGGCCATCCGGGAGCGGCTAGCACCTTCGAGGCAAGCGCCGCCGCCAAGGGCCAGCAACTCGGCTCTATGCAGGGCGAGGCCGGCCGCATGGGGCCGAGCCCCAACGATCCGTTCGCGCAGATGCGCGAATCACTCACGCAGCTCCGCAACGAGGGGGGCACGACGGCGCAGCAGATCGGCCACAGTCTCAGCAGCATTATCGGCGGCGGCATGCAGGCCGTTTCGTCGCAAATCACGACTGCGATCACGCGCACCGGCGATTGGCGCCAGGCGTTCGCCAACATCGGCCTGGCGATCGAGGAATCCGTCGTCGGCGCGCTGGTCCAGCTCGGCGTGCAGATGGCTATCAATTATGCCCTCGGGAAATTAATCCGGGCCGATGAGAAAAAAGATACGAAGGAGGCGGTGGTGGAAAAGGGAGCCGAAGCCGGCATGAAATCGATTGCCCAACTTGGCCCAATTTGGGGGACAGTCGCTTTTGCTGTTTCGGCCGCGGCGGTCTTGGCGCTCGCCTCGAGCTTCGAATCCGGCGGTTATACTGGAGGGAGTGAGGGCCAGCCCGCGGGCATTGTCCATGGACAAGAATATGTTTTTAGCGCACCCGCCGTGCGCAATATGGGAGGCTCAGCGGCCGTCGCCGCCATGCATTCGGCCGCCCTGCGCCCGGCCAGCGCGCCCGGCGCCTCCTCTGGCCTCAGCGCCGGCCGCTCCGCCCCGCCCAACGTGCATATCTACCTCGACAAATCCGCCTACCTTGCGGCCATCGCCGGCGACATGACCGGCATCGCGCACCAGGTCTACGACAAGCGCCAGCGGAGCTGACGGCCGTGAAGTAACAAGTCCCAAGTTTCAAGTAACAAGAATCCGGCGACTTCAACTTAAACCTAAAACTTAAACCCACGTCCGATGTTAGCCGTCACCGCTCTCTCCGCTCCCGCCTGGCTCGTGCCCTTCGGCCCGAACACGGACGACCCGGTGTCGGTGAAGGCCCGCATCGAAGTCGACACCCAGCGCAGCCCCACCGGCCGCAGTACCCGCCGGCCGCAGGCTTATCAGCTGCAATTCTCGATCACCTGGACGGCAAAGATGCGGCTGGCCGACTACGCCTCCGCCCGCGCCGCCGCCATCGCCTGCCAGGACGAGCCGGTCCTCGTGCCCTTCTGGCCGGCCGCCAGGGCTACCACAGCGGCCGCTCTGCTTACGAGTGGCCTCACCGTCGCCTGGACGCGCCACTGGGCCACCTATGCCATCAATCCAGGGAGCCTGGCCGGCTACGATTTCTACGCCCCCTTGCTCTATGGCCGGCTCAAGCAGCCGCCGCGCCTCGCCGCCAAGACGAGCGAGCACGTCCTCGCCGAATGGTCGCTCGATGAAGATGCGCCCGCCTCCGTCGCGCTCATCCCGCCCACCGAGAGCGACATCACTTTCCCGACGCTCGATGGCTACTACGCGGCCATCTTCCCCTTCCGCCCCGATCCCGCGGCCGACAACTCGCTCACGCTGCCGGCCTACGATGTCGACCGCCAGAAGCTCGGCCACGGCCGCCAGCAGTCCACCGTCTTCTACCCGCAGACGCCGGAAGACGCCTTGCAGCCCACGTGCAAGCTCCGTTCCAGCGCCGAAGCCGCCTCGCTCCTCGGCTGGTGGTTTCGCCGCGCCGGCGGGGCCGATTGCTTCTGGCTGGCCAGCATGCAGGCCATCGGCCAGCTCGCCGGCGATCTCGCCGCCGGCGCCGGCACGCTGCCTACCGTCGCGCCGCTGAACGTACATGTCGGTGATACGCTCGCGCTCCTCACGACCGGGCAAGCCCCGGAGCTCGTGCGCGTGGGCTCGATCGTCGCCGGCGTCGTCGGCCTCGCGGCCGCCACGGCCGCCGCGCACCCGAAAGCCTGGACGATCCTCGCGCCCGCCATCCTCGCCCGCCACACCGACGAAGAGCTCGCCATCGATTTCCGCCGCGCCAACGAAGACTGGATCGCCGACGTGCAGCTCGCCTTCCGCGAAGTCGCCGCCGAATATGCCGCGACCGACGGCGAGACGCGCGGCACGACCATCGGCCGCCTGCCGGCCGGCGCCTGGCTCGCCCGCATCGATCTCGATTATTCCGGCGCCCTCCAGAGCTGGTTTCTGACCGACTGGGAGACCGGCGGCTCCGATGCCAATGGGCAGACGTGGGAGTATCGCGACGCCGGTTTCGACAAACTCATTCAGTCGATCGATCTCGAAGACGACACCCTCACGTTTTCCATCCGCTGGTCGCCGGGCTGCTTCCTGGAGAACTGGCAGCCCGGCATGCTTGCGGCCACGGGTCTGCTCACGATCCTGCGGGCGCCCGTGTCATCGATCGGCGCGATCGGCGTGCCCGCCATTATTTGGTCTGGCTCGCTCTCCACTCCGGGACGCGAAGGCCCGCTCTATAAAGTCAAGGTGCTCGGCGCGAATGCGCTCTTCAGCAAAAAAGGCCCCCACCAGACTATGGTCAAGACGTGCTACAAGCGCTTCTGCGGACCGCGCTGCGGGCTTGCCATCGCCGACTGGAAATTTAACGCCGTGGTCGCTGCAATCGGCGACCACACCCTCACGATCGGCTCGATCTCTCGGGCGAACAGCGGATCACTTCCGGCCGGTTTCGGCTTTGTCGATTGGTTTGCGCTCGGCTGGGTGCAATGGACCGACGTCGCCGGCCACCCCCTGCGCGCTGTGATTCTCTCCAGCGCCGCGCTCGCTTCTGGCCAGATCGTGCTGACGGTCGACCGCCAGCTTGGCTGGGCAAACGGCAACGCCGTCGTGGCCGCGCCCACCTGCGACAAGAAATACTGGACCTGCCTCAACTACGACGCCTCGCGTACGAGCTGGCCCGGCTCCGATCCCTCCGACTCCTCGATGCTCTGCCGTGGAAAATATAACAACTTTAACGAATTTGGCGGCTTCTACGCGATGCCCGCAATCAGCCCGAACTTCGTGATCCCGCAACAAGACACGACCCCGGCGAAAAAATGATCTCTCCGACTCAAATCGCCGCGCTCGAAGCCGCCGCCCAATCGTGGGTCGGCACGCCCTTCTGCGAGGGCGCGCCGGTCAAGGGCGCGGGCGCCTCCTGTCATCACCTGGTCGCGGAAGTATTATTCGAGTCCGGGCTGCTGCCGCGCGTCCCCGTGCCCAATGGCCCGAGCAATTGGCGCGGGCAAGATCGCAGCCTGATCGCCGAGTGGATCGAGGCCTCTGGCATCTGCGTTTGCATCGCGCAGGCTGCCCCTGGCTCCCTCGCTCCAGTGTCACTGCTCGGGGCGCAGCCCGGCGACATTCTCGGCTTCCGCGTCGGACCTCTGCATCACGCTGCGATCCTGCTGAGCGGTGGTCGCATCGTGCACAGCATTTCCGGCCGCGAGGTGGGTATCGCGCCTCAGATTCCTGCCATCTGGTCAAACCGCCTCTCAGCCATCTGGCGCCTGAAGGCCCTCGCCTGATCCCAACCGTCCGACCGTCCACCGTCCACCGCTCCGTGAGCACCAACCGCGAAAAAACCCCCGTCAAACTCCTGCCTTTCCAGCAGGAGCAGGTCGCCACGAATCAGCAGCGCATCCCGCTGCCCTATTCGCGTGGCGAACGGCTGATCGCCGGCCGCTGGATCGCCCCCGCGCTCGATGAGATAAAGCAGCAAGTGCCAAAATCCTCGGGCAAAGGCAAAGGCTAG